CAAAAAAAAAGCCAAAAAAGGGTATCGTCTACACACCATCGCCACTAGTAATGGTGGAAGCAAAGGACTAGGTGGCGGGGATAGAATTCAAGCTACTATGGTTTTTGAAAAAATTTATTAAATAAATTACCCTACATTAATGGTAATTTATGCCAATAGAAGGGTAGAACTTCGAATATAAATTTAAAAATAATAAAAAATAGTTGACAAAGAATAAAATAAAGTATAAAATTTGAACACAGAGTTAAGCTCATAACTCTAAGGAGTTATGTACCGCAAAAATGGTATCTGCGTTCGCAGATGCCATTTTTTGTTAATTAAACGAGGAAAAAATGAGTAAACCTTTTAAAACGCTTGATGAACAGATTGAATTATTAAAAACACGAGACTTATCTATAACAGACGAGAACCGTGTTAAGCAGTACCTTTTAACTAATAACTACTATAATGTTATTAACGGTTATAGTAAGTTTTTTACAATTGGGAACTCCTTTACATACATCAATACCACTGATTTTAGAGAGATAGAATCTGTCTATTTATTTGACAAAGAGATTAAATCTGTATTTTTACACGCTTTAATTGAAGCTGAAAAACACTTTAAATCTGTTGTTGCTTACCGCTTTTCTGAACGATTTCGTAAACCGTACGCCTATCTTAGAACGAGTAGTTACAAAACAACTAAAGATTTTGAAGAAATTTCTAATATTTCCAAGTTAATCGGGAATCTCTCAAAAATAATAAATTCGAATATAAAGAAAAAGATACCTAATTCTATTAGGCACTACCATTTCACATACCAAAATGTTCCCTTTTGGGTTCTTTGCAATGAAATGACTTTTGGTCAAATCATTTCTTTCTTTGATAACCTAGATGAAGATTTAAGAAACAAAATTGCTTATGATCTTTCTACTTTTTTACAGGACAATGAAGTTAATATTACCGGTCGAACTTCTAATGCTGTCATATCAGCATCGACTTTGAGTAAATTTCTAAAAAATGCAAATGAGTTTCGTAATATAGCAGCTCATAATAACTTACTTTTTAAACATAGATGCTGGAAGAGATTAAAACAACAGAGCTGGTTCCCAAGTAATCACCAGTCTTGTAACCAACAAGGACTTTATTACGTCTTCTTATACCTTCGTTGCCTCCTTTCTGCATCTCAATACGCAGTGTTACATAATACACTTTTAAAGAGAATTTGGTATCTTAGAAAACAATTATACTCAATCCCAATTTCTAAGATTTTATATGCACTGGACTTTCCAAAAGATTGGGATAGTAGCGTTAAAATTCCTCAGACCAATACTCCCACAAAACGATGGAAAAATAATATTGATAGCGTAAAAAATAAACGAAGATCAAAGTCAGCTAGGAATAAATTCAAATCTAGAAACAGATAATTTTTGTATATCTTAATAAATCAAAAAATCCCCACACTCTCTATCGCCAAACTTTGAGTGTGAGGAAATCTCGTATAAGAAACAACCATTCAAAAGGTCGTTTTCCTATACCCATTTTACCAAATTTAAGGAGAAAACACAATGTGGGTAGAACAACACAAAAGCGGAAAAGTAAATTTTGTTGAAAGATACCGTGACCCTTATACCAACAAATGGAAAAGAACGTCTATACTCATGGAGAAAGACACCCCCAGAATACGAAAAGAAGCTCAAAAGATACTTGATACTAAGATAACTAACCTTATGAATAACCTAAAAACGTCAGAAATGCTCTTTACAGCTCTTTTAGACAAGTGGTGGGGATTTTATCAGCAAGAGATAAAACGGTCGTCTATAGCTTCGTTAAGGGGCAATATCAAAGAAATAAGAGAGTCTTTTGGACTGAATGTAAAAGTGGTCAATATTGATCCCAAATATGTCCAAACTTACCTAGACAATCTCAACTGCTCCAGAAACAAGAAAGAGCGTCACAAATCTATGCTCAACCTTGCTTTTGATTACGCTGTTGATTTGAATATTATTAAAGATAATCCGTCTCGGCGAGCCAAACTCCCACGGATAAAGAAAACTTTAGAAGATTGGAAAAAAATTGAAGAAAAATATCTTGAAGAGGATGAAATTCAACTGCTCCTTAAAGAGTTATATCGACGCCCCAACACTTACCGTTTAGGGTTACTGTCTGAGTTCATGAGCCTAAATGGCTGCCGCATTGGTGAGGCGGTCAGTATCGAACCAACAAATTATGATTTTGAAACCAAGGCTCTACAGTTGCACGGGACCTATGACCACACAGAGGGCTACCGTAACGGCGAAAAAACAACTCCCAAAACTCTTGCCTCCTACCGGGAAACAATCATGACCAACCGTGAAATGGAAATCCTCAAAGAATTGGAGTTCATGAATGAACTGGAAAAAAACACCAATCTACGATATAGAGACATGGGCTACCTTTTCACAACTAAAAACGGAGTTCCTATTCAAACTAACTCTTTCAACCTAGCTCTTAAAGCTGCCAACGAGCGATTGGAAACGCCGATTCGGAAAAATCTTACCAGCCACATCTTCCGTCATACTCTAGTCAGCCGTCTGGCTGAAAACAATGTCCCACTTAAAGCTATTATGGATCGTGTCGGTCATGCTGATTCAAAGACGACTGTTCAAATTTACACCCACATCACCAAGAAAATGAAGTCAAATGTGGCTGACATCATGGAAAACTATTGATTTTATGCCCCAAAAATGCCCCAAAACACAAGAAAAAAACTATTGCTCAACGCCGAAACGTTGAAACAATAGTTTTTTTTAAATTGCATTATTTAACAGCGTCTTTAAGAGCTTTACCTGCTTTAAATGCTGGTACTTTAGAAGCTGCTATTGTGATTTCTGCACCAGTTTGTGGGTTGCGGCCTTTACGAGCTGCACGTTCACGAACTTCAAAGTTACCAAAACCAATCAATTGAACTTTTTCACCAGCTGCAAGGTATTCAGTTACTGCTGCAAATACCGCATCAACTGCTGCTGCTGAATCTTTCTTAGTCAATTCTGTAGCTTCTGCTACTTTTGCAATCAAATCTTGTTTGTTAGCCATTTAACAAATCCTCCAAAATATTTTATGAATTAGTAGTCACTAACTCTAACAAGTATTATCATATCTAAAAAATGTTATTAGGTCAAGCACAAAACGAACTTTTTTCAATTTTTCCAAAGATATCAAACTTATTCATAGCGAACGAGGACTGCCCACGCATTTTCACCTGTATGTGTTTGAATAATAGAACCAGTCTTCAAAACAGAAATCGTTTTTTCCACACACGGTTGCAAAATCTGTTTCATTTCGTTCGCCAATTCGGCAGTTCCTGCATACGAAATTCCAATCTCTGCCACTTTTTTATCTTTTAAGCTTTCAACTAAATCATTAACCCATTTTTTGAAGGTTTTTACACCACGCCCCTTAACAATCGGTTGTAATTCATTGTTTTTCATTTGCATAACTACTCGAATATTAAGCAACGAACTGAGAAGCCCAGTCACACGACTAATACGACCACCTTTTACAAGATTTTCAAGCGTTGACACACCGATATACAATTCTGTTTTTTCACGTACTTCTTCGATTCTTGCTAAAATAGCATCAAAGTCTGCACCTTCTTTTGCTAGTTTTGCAGCTTCAACCACTTGAAACTTCAAAGCTTGATCCGTAAAAGAGCTATCAATCACTGTTACATCTACATTTGCCAAGGTTGCCCCTTGTCGTGCAGCTTCGACCGTTCCAGACAAAGCATGCGACATATGGATAGAAATGATTTTATCGGCAGTTTCTCCGAGTGTTTCAAAGATTTCTGCAAAAACACCAACTGGTGGTTGACTGGTTTTCGGTAGATTTTTGCTTGACTGCATCAAACGAAGAAACTCTCCTTCTTTTAAGTCAGCGTCTGAATAAACAACACCATCTACCATTACAGACAAAGGAACGATTGTAATCTCTAAATCCTCTACAACTTGCGGTTCAATCGTAATAGATGAATCCGTTACAATTTTGATTTTTGTCATAGTTTTCCTACTTTTATAAATTTTATCTATTTAATTTATTATATCAAAAAAATAACTTTTTGTGGAATAATTTTTCTGGATAAAATGTGTAAAAGGTGTGTAGAGCTTTCTATTTTTCTAAATAAACAGAATTATTAAATTTTCAGAAAATAATTGACACTGTTTTATTTTTTTGTTAGCCTAGTGATGTATCTTATTGAAGCTGTTGCTTTGAAGAAAGGGTTGATAAATGAAACAGACAAAATTTTTAGGAATTCTTTGTCTTGCTCTTGTTATGATTTCAATTACAGTTGGTTCTGGTCACTTTTCGTGGTGGCAGCTGCTACACGGAGATAAGCAGACTGGGCTGCTATTTTTAGAGTCGCGCTTGCCAAGGACAGTCAGCATTCTCCTAGCAGGCTCTAGCATGAGCATTGCCGGGCTTCTTATGCAGACTGTTACACAAAATCATTTTGCTGCTCCTAGCACGGTTGGAACGGTCGAGGCTGCAAAATTTGGTATGTTGCTTAGTTTATTTTTCTTTCCGTCAGCCACATTAGCGCAAAAAATGCTATTTGCTTTTGTATCTGCTATTTTTTTTACGATTATTTTTATTAGACTTATCAGAAAATTCTCATTTAAAGAAAAATGGTTGTTACCGCTTGTCGGAATTATTTATAGTGGAGTGATTAGTGCAGCAGGAGAAATCATTGCCTATCGTTTTGAGCTTGTCCAAAGCATGACTTCATGGACACAAGGCTCTTTTTCCATGATTCAGAAACATCAATATGAATGGTTATTTTTAAGTTTAATCATCTTGATTGCAGTATGGAAGCTATCAGCCACGTTTACCATTATGAATCTAGGGGAAGACGCTAGTCATAATCTAGGCATTTCCTTTTACCAAATGGAAGGAATGACGTTGTTTCTCATTGCATTGACGACAAGTGTGACGATGATTACAGTCGGCTCTCTTCCATTTATCGGAGTCATTGTTCCAAACATCATTCGGAAATTTTATGGTGACCATATCACACGCATTAAGGGACTGACCGCATTAACTGGTTCCTGTCTCATCTTGATCTGTGATATTGTAGCTCGTCTAGTCATTCGCCCTTACGAAGTCTCCGTCAGCTTGATTTTAGGAATTTTGGGTAGTTTGGCGTTCGTGTATCTTTTGTGGCGAGGTGCTGCTCATGAATAAAATGAAGAGTCAAACAAGAAATCGCTTACTTCTATTGCTTTTGTTAGCTAGCTTGAGTGGCTTGTTATATCTCATGCCAATGGAATATCCTTTAACAGGTTTTATTATGAAATTGCGCTCGCAAAAGTTACTAGCCTATCTTTTAGTCGCCATAGCTGGAGGTCTTGCTACAATCAGCTTTCAAACAATCACAGAGAATCGTTTTTTAACACCAAGCATTCTTGGAATGGAATCTCTCTATGTCTTTATGCAGACGATTTATCTTTTCTTTGCTAGCAAATTCATCTGCAATACTGGTCATCCTTTGCTTGAGTTTATCTTAGTCTTACTCATACAGTGTGGCTTCTTTTTCTGCCTGCAACCTGCATTAAAAAAGCTACTCCAGCAAGGATTTGTATTTATTTTATTGATTTGCATGGCACTAGGGACGCTCTTTAGAAGCGCCAGCACATTCTTGCAGGTGCTAATGGATCCTAATGAATATGATAAACTGCAAACAAAACTATTTCCTTCCTTTCAACGAATAAATATGGATATTCTATCTGTCGCTGCAATCATCATTGGACTAGCAGGTTTATATTTGTTAAAGAAGAACGCTATTTTGAATGTTTTTCATTTGGATAAAAAGACAGCGACTATTTTAGGTGTAGAAGTTGAAAAAGAGCAAAAAAAGATACTATGGGCAATTGTTTTGCTGACTTCAACGACAACTGCTCTCGTTGGACCTATGATGTTCTTCGGCTTTATGATGTCTAATTTAGCCTATCTGTTAATCAAAGAATACCAACACAAATGGTTGTTCTCAGTAGCAATTTTACTCGGTTTTCTCTCTCTAACTACTGGACAAATGCTGGTAGAGCGCGTCTTTCAGCTCCAAATCAATGTCAGCATGGTCATTGAGCTTGTCGGAGGGTTATTCTTCTTTTATCTTTTAGCTAAGGAGGTAAAACGCTAGAATGCAATTAAAAAACGTTGGCAAATCATTTGGAAATCAAGCAATTTTAGAAGATATTCAACTGAATATTTCACCGAGCAAATTCACCGCTTTTATTGGTCCAAACGGTGCCGGAAAATCAACGCTGCTTTCCATTATGAGTCGTTTGCTCAAGAAAGATCAAGGTTTTCTCAGTATCAAGGGAAAAGAAATTGAAGCTTGGAATTCAAAAGAGTTGGCCAAAGAATTAACGATTTTAAAACAAAAAATCAATTACCAATCTAAATTAACGGTTGAAGAATTGGTTTCCTTCGGTCGCTTTCCTTATAGTCAGGATCGTTTGACAAAAGAAGATTTCAAAAAAGTGGAGCAAGCATTGGAATATTTGGATATTGCTGATCTGCGAGAACGTTTCATTGATACGCTTTCAGGCGGTCAATTGCAGCGCGTTTTTATCGCTATGGTGCTCACTCAAGACACTGATTTTATCTTTTTGGACGAGCCACTAAACAATCTAGATATTAAGCAAAGTATTTCTATGATGAAAATCTTGCGGTCTCTCGTTGATGACTTAGGAAAAACGATTATCATTGTCAT